TCCGGCAGAGGTCGGCCTCATGGTTCAACGTCGTCGTGCCGGCTACATTTATCACGGCGATACCAACACCCCTCAGGGCTTCTACTGGTCTGGCGGTTTGAGGTCTGCAGAATAATATAACTTGTTGAAATAAAAGCTTGCTTTGCCATCGCGATATCGAGATAATATCGCCCAAGATTCAACCAGAAAGGAAAACAGAATGAAAGTTAAGCTGTTGAGCTGCACGCCCAACGCCTTGGAATTGCTCCTGGGAACTAAATCTACTCGGATGCGTGGCGCAGATCCTGCTACCATGACCGAGGCTGAAAAGATGGATCACTGGCGTTATATGCTGGATACCATCAAAAGTCCTTTCGAGTTTGTTGACTATATCTTCCAGATTGAAGAAGTCAGCAAGAACTTCACCCACCAGCTCGTGCGCACTCGCACTGGTGCCTACCAGCAAGAAACCAGCCGCGCCCTGGACATGTCCGGGTCTGGCGTAATCATGCCCGAGAACTTCGAAGGCGATGATGAGTTGTCGCGCCTGTTCCATGACGCTGTTGCCGATGCTCGCTGCTCTTATGAGAAGCTTGTTGAAGCGGGCGCTCAACTGCAGGACGCACGTGCCGTGATTCCGTCCAACATGGAAACCAAAATCACCGCCAAGTTCAACCTGCGAACGCTCAGCGACATGGGCAAGAACCGCTTGTGCGCACGAACCCAGGGCGAGTTCCAAGATGCCTTCCGTGCCATGCGCGCGCTGGTCCTGGAGCAGCACCCGTGGGCCGATCCCCTCCTGCAGCCTGCCTGCGTCGCTACTGGCCAATGCGCCTTCCCTCGTTGGGGTGGTGCAAAGGTCGAGACGCGCCCAGGGTTTGTCGAGTACCAATGCAAGTTCTATCGTCGCTGGATGGATCTGGAAGCGCAGAAAGAAGAGTTGCGCCAGGTCTTCTGGTCGTCGTCCAAAGAGCAGGCCAACCCGGTCGCCAACAATGGGAAATCCATGTAATGTCTGAGCTGAAAAAGGACGTCAACGAACGTGCTCTTGAGCAAATCGCGCGCGGCATTGCCATCTTCGATCTTGATGGTACTATGTTTGACGATTCGGTACGTCGCCCACACCTCACCCCTAACGGTGGTGAAGATGCTTTGCGCGCATATTACAAAGGCGTAACGGACGATCCGTTGAATTCTGACGTTTTCGACATTGCCAAGCTTTGCATCGAATCGAACTTCCGAATGGTGTTCATGACTGGTCGTCCTGTGCACTACTGGGACAAGACGATCTGGCAGCTAAAGAAAGCATTCGGAAACGAATTCGAATCTGGCAAGGATTTTGAATTGGTTATGCGCCCGGCCCATAACAAGATGACATCGCCGGTGTTGAAGCGTGATATGACCAAGCGGCTCTTGGCAGGCTGTCCGCCTGGATCTAAAATCATCCTTGCGATCGATGATCGCTGGGATGTTTGCGATATGTTCAAAGAATTTACCCAATCCTTGATGGTAAGTGAAGACGGCAAATTCACCCAGGATAAAGAGGATATTGCGCAGCTTATCAAAAACCACGCCAGCCTTGCTAACATGGAAATGAAAGCCACCGCCCAGGGCCGCACCGCAGCCGACATCCTCACCCTGGGCGGCGAAACCTTCCGTGAGCGCAACAGCAACTACCGCGACAACGCCGTGCAGGTTGGCCAGGTTATGCAGGTTCTGTTCCCGAATGGCGTCACCTTGAAGACCCAGGCGGACCACCATTTCTACCATCTCTTTGAATTGATGGTGGTTAAGCTAACCCGCTTTGCCAACAGCGATCTGAAGCACGTCGATTCGATCCATGACCTTATGGTATATGCTGCGATGTGCGAAAACGTCATTGAACCCCACTCCATCAAAGTCCACTAAGGATATCTGAGGCATGAGCAAAGTAATTATCGTCACCGGCGCAGCCAGCGGCCTGGGACTAGAAATCTGCAAGGCTCTTAACGGCCTGCGCGGAATCGAAGTGGTTGGCGTTGACATCAACGGCGGGCAGTACGCCAATTATTGCTGCGATGTTGGAGACAGCAACGAGGTTGGCATGTTTGCCAGCCACATGATTGGCGAGATGCCGAGCCAGGATGAGGTCTTTGGCATCATCAACTGCGCCGGCATCAACTGCAACGAGTGGTTTGCTGACATCTGCGCCGAAAGCATGATGCGTGTCATGGGCGTCAACGCATTCTCGATGGTGCACATGGTTCAGCCTTTCCTCAAGCACCTACAGGCATCAGAAGGCTTCGTGTTGAATATCGTCTCCAACGCAGCCAACATGCCGATGACTTCAAGTCTGGCCTATAACGCCTCCAAGGCTGCTGCGCTGATGATCACCAAGCAGATGGCCCACGAGCTGACCAAGACTCACGGCATTACCGTGTTCTCTGTCAGCCCCAACAAGATTGCTGGCACCGGCATGTCCAAGCAGATCGAAGACAATGTGGTCAAGACCCGTGGCTGGACAAAGGAGTATGCGGCAGAGTACCAGCGCAAGTCCCTGATGCACGGCCTGGAATCGCCACCAGAAGGCATCGCCCAGTTCATTGCTGAGCTTATCACCAGCGGCAACTGGAAGTACATGTCAGGCTGTGACATTCCTTTCGGTAAGTAATTCAACTTTCAACTCTGGAGTAACTGAAATGCCTAAGTTCCAAATTCAACAAATCGCCGTATCCGTTCCGTATGCCAAGCGCGCCGAAGAGTTCCTGGCCAAGATCGGCCTCACCGAGTGGTTCCATGACCACGTTGTTGCTTCTGGCCAGGTCTTTTGCGAAGGCGGCACCAACGAGGCCGACCTGCGCTTTAACTACCAGGCTGGAAGCGGTTCCGATGCAGAAGCCGCAAAACCGCTTGAGTTGGAAATTCTGGACTACACCAGCGGTGACAACTGGATTTCCGCCAACATCGACAACGGCAATGCGCACCCAGAGCAGGTTTCGCACCTGGGCATGCACGTCACCGCCGAAGAGCTGCTGGAGTGGCGCGAGTTCATGGAAAGCGAAGGCGTTGGTGTAGCCCAGGAAGTCGTCACCCAGTCGCACACCAATCCGGCAATCAAGGATTCGCGCCGCTACAACTATGTGATCTTTGACACCCGAGAAATCATTGGTGTGGATCTGAAGTTCATCGTGCGACTGCCTTACGCGCCAGAGTGACCCGATTTGCGGCGCTGAGCGCAAGCCAGTAAGATAGAGCAGACGGCAGGCCAAGCGCTTGCCGTCTTCACATAGAATGTTCAGAAAGGAATATACATGATCATTGCTCCATTCGATACCGAGACAACGGGGTTGCCATTCCACCGTGATGCTGACATCGATAAGCAGCCGCGCATCATCGAGTTTGCAGGCCTTCTGACTGATGGCAAACAGAACTTCGACACTCTGGAGTTCATCTGCAATCCCCACATTCCTCTGGAAGCCATCATCACAAAGATCACCGGCTTGACCGATGAGGATGTTTGTGGAAAGCCAGACTTTGGCAACTTCGTGCCAAGATTGAAGACTTTCTTCGGAAAAGCACAAGTAGTTATCGCACACAACTTGTCTTTCGATAAGGCGATGCTGCGTTACGACTTGAAACGTCGCGACATGACCTTGGAAGACATCAATTGGCCTGCCATTGAAATATGCACCGTCGAGCAGACATATCACATGTACGGGCGCCGGATGAAGTTGGAAGAGTTGTATGCCATTCATTGCGGCGAATGGGTACAGAAACACCGGGCGCTTGATGACGTTAGCAAGCTCGCAGATGTGTGTCAGAAGATGGGGGTGTTCAATGTCTTTAACTAATCAAATGCCGCAGCTGCGTGTCCGCACAGGCTATACCTATCGTGAAGCGTATGGCCGAACTGACGAAGTCGTCAAGCGCCTGAAGGAAATCGGTTGTGGCGCAGCGGCCATCGTTGATTCTGCAACCTGGGGGCATGTGCGCTGGGAAAAGGCCCTTGATAAGGCTGAGTTGCAGTCTATGTTCGGCATGGAAATCCCTATTCTGTCCATTGAAGAGGACGAAGATGGGGATCTGGACTATAGCAAGTTCAAGCCTCGTGCGTGGATGTTGGCCGCTGACACACGCGCATTCTACAATGCCACTTCCAAGTGTGTTGTAGGCAAAGGCTTGACGCCTGCAGAGTTTGGCGACCTTGAAGGCGTCATTCGATTCCCTGGCGGCGCCTGCGATCATCTGTCCTATGCCAGCAACCAATATGACTA